CGCTGAGAATGCTGTCGTCATGGCTCCGACGATGAAAGTCACGACGGTGCGTGTCGCTGGTCAGCAGCACGGCGACCTCCCGCAGTGGCTCATCGCAGCATGCCAGAAGGCTGGCGTTAGCAAGGTGTGGGACAACCGTGACAAGGCTGTCGGCACGAAGCGCCCGTGGTTCAAGCAGGCAGACGCACCCGAAGGTGCTGAGCCTGCAGCGTTCTGGCCTCCGAAGGGACAGGGATGACCACACTCGGCAAGGATGAACTCCTTCGTCGTTGGGAAGGGTTGGACGGGGGCGATGCCCCCGTCAACCTGACCGCCCCAGTAGAGCAGAAGCAGATGTTGTACTACCGCCCACTGGAAGACGCCGCACACGAGTTTGTGCGGTGGGCGCAATCCCCACACGAACGGATTTACACTGGGTTCACAGACCTAGACAGAGAGATGCGAGGCATCGCCGCAGGCGAGATGTGTCTCGTCATCGGCTACTCGCACTCAGGCAAGACGCTCACCATGTTGCAGATGCTGATTGCTAACCGCAACAAGAACGTCATCTACTTCGTCCCCGACGAACCTCGCACCTTGGTACTCATCAAACTGGCATGCGTTCTACATGGCGTGAACGCAATTGACTTGGAACGCCAAGTTGCCGCTGATGAACCCGAGGCTATTGAACTGTTAAAGAACACGGCAGTTGAATGGTTCCCGAACCTTGCCGTGTTTGACCAGTCAATGGCGCTGTCGGACATGGAGAAAGCAATGGCTGAGGTGTCAGACATGTGGGGTCAGAAGCCCGACCTCGTCGTGTTTGACTATCTGGAATTGTTGCAGGGCGGCGGTGAAGACGTGCCGTCCAAAGCGAACACATTGAAAGCGTGGGGTCGTAGGCATGACGTTCCTCTTCTCGTACTTCATCAGACTTCTCGTTCGTCGGGTGCGGACGGGAAGAGAATGACCATCTCGTCTGGTTCATTCGGTGGTGAACAGCAAGCGACGCACATCATCGGTGTGCGCCGCAAGCGGTTTGAGATTGAGTCACAGATTCGTGAACTGGAAGCCAAACTGGACAAGTCATCCGCTAGTGAGCGGGCGATGGAACAACTGGACTTCCTGCGATATGAAGCACGTATCCACGCTCACACGTTGACCATCAACCTCGTCAAGAACAAGCGTCCCGCTGGTACGCTCATTGACGACATTGACTACGAGATTGAGGAAGGCAGCGGTCGGTTGACCCGTCTGCGCGACGGCGAACTGCCGCAACAGTTCCTTAATCAAATCAAGCATTAGTCATGTTGACCGATGACATCATTGACGGATACGTCACCTTGTTCCGTGGCCGTGGCGACGCCTACGGCGCATGGGAAGGCGGATGCGTCAAAGAAGCATTGAACCGTCAGCATTATGTTGAGCATCTAACTAGCGGCCCATACATCGGCGTCTACCCGTGTGTCCCATATCGGGGAGAAACGATGTGCGTGTGGGGATGCACCGACATTGACTATGACGGGCCTGATGATGCGTGGCTACTGCACGATGCGCTTGTCGCCGTAGACGTGTACTCGTGGGTGGAGAAAACTCGCCGTGGCTACCACGTGTGGGTGTTCTGCCCCGACCTGATTCCAGCCAAGGACATGCGACGCATGTTCCTAGCCGCCCATCAGGTTGTTGAGTTGAACCCGAAGGAAGTTAACCCGAAGCAGGAGTCGCTGCTCCCCAATCAGGTTGGCAACTACGTTCGGCTTCCTTACCCTGCGGGTGGAGCCGAACGGTTCATGGTGGACAGGCAAGGCAATCCACTACCCCTAGAAATCTTCGTTCAGACGGCTCTAGAACGCCGTGTGAGCGGCGATAGGGTCGCCGCCCTAGCCGCACACTATAAGCCACCTCAGGTGGACGTGGGGGCGCTCCTGCCCCCGTCCGCCTCACTCAACGAAACCGTCCGTCTACTTACCCCATTGGGTCGTGCTATCTTTAGAAGCGGCCCCATTGAAGGGCGCGACAGGTCAACAACACTCACCCACCTAGCACACGAATGTAGGAAAGCATCCCTCAACCCGAGTGATGCTCTAGCGATTCTGGAGGACGCTGATATACGATGGGGCAAGTACATGATTCGGGGACAAGCGGGACAGAAAGAACTCGTAAAATTGTTGGAACGGGCGTACGGTCACATTCCATCTTCGTAGAAGGACGCCCCCACCCCAAGGGGAGGCCTCGTGCAGGTCAGTCAAAAACTGGCAAGACCTACATGTACACACCGAAAGACACCGTTGAAGCGGAGAAGCGAATCGCTGCCGCATGGGATGGCCCAGTGTTTGAAGGTGAAGTAGCAGTACACATCGTTGTAGACAACGAAGGTACAGCCATCATCGTAGAACGAATTGATTTGGATGTTAAGTCTAAATTAAGAGGCGACCTAGACAACTACATCAAGACCGTCCTTGACGGCTTGAACGGTGTCGCTTGGAAGGACGACTCTCAGGTCGTCCGCATCACAGGGATAAAGGTATGAGTGCTGACATTGTTACCCTGCTCCGTGAACTCATGTACTACGGGACATTCCCCGATGAGTCGGTGTACGGGCGAGCAGTACTTGCCGCCGCCGACGAGATTGAACGGCTACGGGAACAGAACGATTACCTGAGCAAAGCAGGCGATGTGATGGCAGAGTGGGTGGCTGTAGACCATTCAGTAGAACAATGTGAAGATGGGTGCGAGTATTTAATCGCACTCCAAGACTGGAAGGCGGTGCGTGGTGACTAGCGCCTACGACATCAGGCAACCCAACTGGACAGAAGACCTGAAGTACGGCAAAGTTGGAGAAGAACTCGTACAAGGATTCCTCAACGACATCTCCTCGGGTCACCTAGAAGTCAAGACAGACCGCTATCGCAACGGGCGTATGGTTCTAGAAATAGAACAGAACCCACGCAACCGAGGGTGGAAACCCTCGGGCGTTATGGTCACCGAAGCCAAATGGTGGGTCTACCAATACAACCTAGACGGCGCATTCACCGTCGTCTCAGTGGATAGAATCAAACGCTACATCAACATCCACAAAGACAAGATGGAACTGCGCATGTTCGGAACCAAAGGCGACAACGCATCCCGAGGCTACCTGCTCCAACCCGACCAAGTAACAGACCTACTCATCAACCCAGACTACGACGAGCAGAGCAATGACTAAGTTTGACATGGACTACCTAGCGGCCAAGCCGCGCACGGAATCCGAATGGATGCTCCAATGGGGCGAAGCACCGACAGACTTCAGCCGAGACCACATAGAAGCAGTCCAAGAAGCCATAGAGAACCTGTCGCCGCAATCACGCTACTGCGTAGAAGCAATCTTCTACGAAGGAGTCGCCTACTCCGAACTAGGCAAACGTCTCGGAGTGAGCAAACCGCACGCTTGGAGACTATCCAAGCGTGCAATGGCAGAACTCCAACGAACACTACTCAACAACCATTCCATCAACCTGAGGTATCAGATGTTTGACAACTGGGACGACGCAGCCCTCGCAATCCTAGAAGACATGGACAACTTCGTCCCATCAGGCAAGGCAATCATGGCTCACATGAAGTCATTCCAAAAGAAACTTGCCGCACACGTCCGCGACCAGCAAGACATCCCCATCACCCTCTTCGGAGACGTAGGGGACATGGCCTGCGGGCAACTCAAACACGATGGCAACTGGCATTGCGAACGCATGCACGACCTGCTCGTATCCAAACAACATGACTACGGCCATCAGAACATCCTCATGTTCGGTCACGTAGGAATCGCCATCCGCATGTGCGACAAGATTGCGCGCCTCTTCACGCTAGTAGAAGACGGCGCTAAACCCGCCAACGAATCACTCCTAGATACATGGCGTGACCTTGTCGGCTACTCTGTTATCGCCATGATGCTATGGAACGAAACATTCACCCTCAACCTGAAAGACAGCAATGACTGACACACCTAACGCATCCGAACTCACCATCCAAGATGCCATCTCGCTAGCGATGGGCATCATCATCTGGTTGTCACGCGACGACAAAGAGATTGCCGCAGAGATTGCCATGGTGGCCGACACCCTGAAGGAAGAACTGTTCAACACACCAGCCGCAGGGAGCGAAGAAAGTGAACAAGGCTGAACTAAGAGACGTTCGCAAATCCCTAGACAAAGTCAAACTAGACCTCGTTGCCAAAGGGATGCCCTATTCGCTTGTGCGACGCATGGACGACGCACAAGCAGCCATAGACAAACTGCTAGAAACAGGAGGTAAGAAAAATGCTTAACAACATCATCGCTATCGTCATCGTTATCATGTCCATCATTCTTTTTCGCAGCGTTTCTAACGCCATCAAAGAAGAACGGCACAACAACGAAATCGTCCAAGACCAGTGGGCGTGGATTAACCATGGCCTACGTCAAGATTGGATACGTAGTTACTGCGCTACGCACGACCTCTGGACGACACACGAAGAAGAACTCCTTTACGACGAAGTTGACGACCCCTGTATCACCATCTTTCGGCTCATCTACACCGACTGATAACATGAGCGACCTAGAAGGCTTTGACCCTGAAGACATTGCCGACCTCGCTGCCCGAGCACGCAAAATAGAAGAAGACCTTCTCACCTCATACGAACTGACAATCATCATCAGTCACGAATCAGCCGTAGACTTCGTCAACCAATATCAACGAGCACGAACAGGCGACATAAACGCCCTTTACGACATGATGGTAGTTCTACACACCATCGCACTAAGCGTGCAGACAGCGTTAGAAGCAGACTACGACGACAACGATGAAGGCTTATGACCCGCTGTCGGAGCCAACAGTAGCGAGAACACCCAATCAATATAGGCTGCATCACCAGCAACCTCAGGGCTAATCTCCACATGGAACCACTTGCCTGACGGAGCGCCAGCGACAGTCGGCTTCTTATAATCCGACCACGCTAGACGTGTCACGTTCCAACCCCGCCCGTAAGGAGCGGGGAAATAATCCACAATCAGTTCCAAACCGAACGCTTCCCAATTGCGGATAAGGAAATCCATAACAACCAAAGCATCCTCACGATGCTTATAACCGAAATCAATAGCACGCCCCGTACCATGAATGCTGGGCTTACCCTCATGGCCACGCTGGTCACGCACCACAAACGTACCAAGATTCGTAATCTTGCCAGCGTTCAAGAACCGCACCCAATCAACCAACTTCTGCGTGCCAGCCAAACGCCCCTTAGCAACACCATCAAAACCAGTGTACTTACGCTTCCCACGCCACAACTTCATCACGCCTCTCCCTCACGAGTACGTCGCCGCAACTCAGCCTCACGCTGAGACTCAGTCACCTGACGAACAGGAATACCAAGATACGACAAGATGCTGCCCAACTGCCTGTCGCTGTACAACTCCGTATTCGGGGCAAGCCGCTCAGCCTGACCAATAAACGGAATCGCACTCATCAACGAATAATTCAACTTCGGACTCACACCAGTCCCACCAGTCTCCAGTTCTCTCGTCTGGCCCAATAGGCCAGCGAGAGCCTGAACAGCAGGAGCAAGCGGCCCACCAACAGGCTGCTCACCCTTCTGCCCGAACGGAACATCGTTATAGAACTTCGTGTTGCTGAGACCGACCTCAACAGGGAGGCGAAGCAACGGGTTCACATCCGACAACAAACGCTTCGGATTCTCCAACATCTTGAACGTCTCACCAAGGCGGTTGAAACCCAAATCCAACGACAGATACCAGCCGTCAGCAATCTTCACAGCACCCTGCTCCTTCAACCACGAAGGAACAATCTCGCCCTCTTCAGGCTGACCGAAGTTCTTAATGAAGTTGTTGTAGATAGCATACGCACGCGGGTTCGTCCACTGGTTAATCATCTGCAACGGAAGGTTGCGGGACATCCACATCCAGAACGGAACAATCGCACGGATACGCTCATCAGCCGAACCGACATCCATGTAATCAAACAAGTAGCGCCGCACCCGCGCTGTCGCCGCACTGAAATCCATTCCCGATACAGCCGAATCGTACGCCAACATGAAACGCGCCGAACCTTCAACACGTTCACCAATCTGCCGTGACTTACGAAGAATACGGTTATCACTCAGGCGCTGACCGCGGCGAGCGAAATCAGCAAACGCTTCCTCCACACGTCCACCGCCTGCCGCCTCCATGGCGCGCAGAGCGGTATTCACACGCTCCAACTCCGTGCCACTGAACTTAGCCAGCCAATCCTCAATCTTGCCCTGACCACGAATATGCTTCATCAAAGACGTGTACAGTTCCAAACCACGAGCAGCATTCTTCGGGCTAGCACCAGCAGCAAAAATCATGAACGTGTTACTGATAGCGTTGCGCACATGGAATCCGGGGCTTAACGTCGCATACGCCTTAAAGAACTTCGTATACCTAGCCAACAACTTGCCAGCATACGTCTTATTAACACCCGAAGTAGCGCGACGAACATTAGTCAGCATGTCGTAAACTTCACGGGGAGCCTGCATCCCCGGAAGTCCAATCTTCTCCAACGACTCAAAGCCACGCTCCGTGTACTGCTTAATCTTTTCAACCGTGTCGCCGCGTTGCAACCGTTCAAGAATCATCTGCTCACGGTTCAAATCAAACCGCGTGCTCCACAGAGCAGACTCAGCATCTGAGGCTGCGACAAGCACCTTGCTAATCAAACTATTCGGGTCATCATTGAACTGCTTCAACGCACGCTGCGCACCCTCACGCCACTCCATCAAAGCGTTGAACTCTTCATCAGTAAGACGTGCCTTCTTAAGGCGGCCAGCGGCAGCCTTCGTGCCAGCAGCACGGTCAGCAGCCGTCTGCGCCGCACGCTCACGCACCGAAGCAGGAACACCCGTAACAGTCGGACGAGGCCCGAACTTGCCATCAATACGGGGCTGAGGAAGAACAGTTGTGCCCTCAAGCAGACTGTTCGCCATAGCAACATTCCTCTCCAGCGAAGGAATCACACTCTCAGCAAACTCGTCATAACTCATCGCCACTGCTTGCGCTTGGTCGTAAGCAATCTGAGCCTTAATAGCGGTCTCGCGCAAGGTTTCAACCCGTTGAGTTGCCTTACCAATCTTCCCGTCAAAGCCAGTAACACCGCCCAAGTCCTTGACCAGACGGCTACGAGCCGACTCAACGGCCTTCTGCAACGAACGCAACTCACGCTCAGCACCCTTGATGTCTCCAGCCACAGCGGTACGTTCAGCAGAGATGCCTTCAATCCTGTCCATGATTGCACTAATGCGGGAACGGTCAGGTGCGGCGGCAGGAGCCACAGTCTCCGCCGCCTTCTGAGCAGCCTCAAACTCGCGCTGCTTAGCGGCAGCCTCGGCAGCCTCATCGGCAGCAGTCTTCAACCTGTCGGCGTGAGTTTCAACAGCCTGCTTGGAAGAAGAGAAACTGCGCTGTGCCGACTTCTCGGCACGAGCAGCCAACTCATCAACAGTGCTCAACAACTTGAACTCTTCCGTCGTTTCCCAAGCAGCCTTCAAATTGGCGCGACGCTCAGCAACGACAGAGGCATTGCCAGACAACACGCCCGAAATGTCGTTGCCAGACTTATACCATGCTGGCTGAGTACCATTGCCATGGACAAGAATGCGCATCTTCTCAAGGGCAGCAGCCTGCACTTCAGGGCTTTCCACATCTAGCGTAGCGCGAAGACGCGAAGCCTTGCTCTGCAAATCTTCAATCTCCTGTTGCACCTTGACCATCGCACCACGAACCTTGGCGTACTTGGTCATGTCATCAGGTGTGGCCTTGCCGAAACTCTTCTTGCGCTCAATGTCGGCAATCATTGACCGACCATTTTCAAGCAACTTGGCTTTATTCTCAATCTGGGAATTAACCCTATCCAACGAATCTCGCGCAGCAAGATACGCATCAAAGGCCTTATCTCCCTCGTCAAACTCAGGAGTGGTCTTGCGATACAGAGAACGCCACTCTGCCTCCGTGAAAGACAGCGGCGTACCATCGGGCATCATGAGAAGGTCAGCATTGCCAGCCTCATCTTCAACAATGAAACCCTTGACACCATTCGGCAACTCATAGTTGAACAAATCGGTATCAGCCAAATCGTTCATGGCGTTAACCATGTCCCTATCGTTCAACGCCTTGCCATACAACGGGTCTGTCTTCGCATTGTTCAACGCATCCGTAGCATCATCCATCGCCTTGCGTGCAGAACCATCCAAAGGATTCAGACGACCGTTATCGGGCAGAGCAGCGCCAGCGGAACGCAAACGCTGCTCGGCATCAGTCAACATGCGCGCATACAAATCATCGGCAGGATTCTGCGCGAACGCCTCCAAAGCATTCAGCACACGCTGAGCACGTTCCAACTCGGGGCCACCTTGCGCCGACAAGCGGGTCACCTCAGCCCGCCACGACTGACGCATGCTTGCTGTCGCCGCAGAAGCAGCATCAGACAACATCTCTTTAGTGGGCGTCAAGCCCACCTTGCCAAGAGTCGCAACAGTATTCACAAACCGCTGATACGTCTCTGACAACGCCTGATACAACGACAACTTCTCGGCCACATCAGCAGCCGACTCGGCAGCCGTACGACCCGACACCACAGCGGCACGTTCCGCCTCACGAGCGGACGTGCGAGTAAGAGCACGGTCAATATTGCTCAGCCCATCAACAGAGTTGGGCGCAACAATCGCATCCCGAACCGTGTACACCCTCTCCGAAACGCCCTGACCAACATTCCACTGGCGTTCACCGATGGCGGTCTCAATCTTCCGCAACGCATCATGCAAATCTGCATACGTATCAATCTTGTTCTTAATGGCAGAATTGATAGCGGCAGCAAAATCGTTATCCTCCGATGTCGCTTTCCTAGCAGCCTTAACATCTTCAGTACGTCCACCAGTCCCATAACCAGTAACGTCGCTTTCGTCAACCATCTCATCGGACAACTGCGTGAAGGAAGCATCATCAACTTCTGCGGCATTCATCTCAGCCGCAATGCGGGCAGCAGGGTCTTCGCCTACATCATTCGCAGTTGCGCGAGCGGCACGCTCAGCAATCTGCTGCTCATCCAGAAGCACAGTAACAAGCACGTTCTTGTCCGCATCGGAAATCAATTCTTCAGATGTCGCCAACCCGCGAGACTCCAAAGACTCGCGGATAGAACTGAACTTCTTCAAACGCTCAGCGTAAGACTTCGCTTCCTGCGCCACCAACTCAACATCGGCAGCACGCTGAGTGGCCTGACTGACAGACTGCTCATTGCCAACAATCTCATTAGCGACCTTTTCAAGGTCAGCGCCCTTCTTGGCATCGGCAACATCAACCGTCTTCGCCGAAGCAGCAGCCTTCTCACGCAACACAGCCTGCTGCGCGCCGTCAAGAGTATCCTCCAACTCCTTGCGAGCACCACCCAACACATCAGGAATGTCGCCGTCAAAGAACATCTCATCACGAGCAACAACCCACAAACTCGCAGCCCGACCATCCTCAAGACCGCGAGCGCCATCATTCAACAGAACAGTAACAGTTCCTTCAACACGCTCGGTGTTGAACGTCGCCACACGCGACGGAGACACCTTCGCATCCCCAGCAACCTTCTTGAAAATAGGGCTGTCTTTGAAACGCTGCTGAATGAAATCAGTAATAGAACCACCAACACGAGCACGCATCGGAGCACGGCCACGCTTAGCCTGACTAATCGGAGCAGCACCCAACCACTGACCAATATCATTCAAGAACGCAGACTTGCCACTGAACTTCGTGCCGTTCTTAGCAATCTCATAGTTATCAGTCAGCAACTGGTTGTAACTAACAGAGTCACGCAAACCAGTAATATCTGAATCAATCTTCTTCGCAGCCTCACGAGCCTCAGCCTGAACCTGCTTGCGAGCAGCAACACGCTCGCCGCTAGCAATGCCACCCTTCGCACGTAAAGCAGTTTCCTCATCAATCAACTGCTGCATACGGGCCTGCAACCCAACAAGACGGGCCTGCACCTCATCAACCTTCTTCATCACAGGCCCAACAGCAATCGGGAGCGAACCATCAGCACCGACAAGCGCGGTCAGAGTCTGACGATAATTATCCAATTCGTTAGCGGCAGCGCCCAGTTTCCCTGTCGTCGCCCTCAACGAATCCAAAGCATCAACAGTGGCTGCTCCGCGAGCGGCACGCTCAGCGCCGATAGACGCAATCGTTTGGGCGGACTCACGACCCAACGTATCAATAGCCTCAACAGCAACCTGTACGGCGTCCTTAGCGCCTATAGCGGCGGACGCCACAGCATCATCCATGCCACCGACAACTTTAGCCTGCGCCTTAATGTGCTTAGGGTTAAGAACAACTTCTTCAAGACTCTTCTCGGAGAGCATCTTGATGACTCCGCCGTCAGCCAAATCTTGCAGACGTGCGACGACACCCATCTGGTCGGCATACTGCTTCACATACTTCTCGGCGACAGCGAGGATGTCCGTCTCAAAGAAGTCACCGACAAACCCGCCAGAACGAGCCAACTCGTTCAGGCGGTCAACGGTCAAATCGTCCGCAGTCAACTTGACTCCGAACCAGTCGCTGCCCTTCTTCAACTTACGATGATTAAAAACAGCAACAGGGTCTAGAGGATTATCAAGGAACTCTGCCACTTCTTTGGAGTAGGCATTGAGACCTTTGTCCATCCACTTGCGCGCATCATCGGTAACCATGTGCGGGAAGTAATCCTGCACCTGACCAACGCCACCTTCAAAGCCTTGAATCTTTGCGAAACCACCATTGATGTCATCCCAGAAAGAACGGAACACATTAGTCCAACGCTCGTAAGCCTTCTGCATGACAGGCGAAGCAGTGGCGAGCAACTGCGGATTCTCCAACACCGTGTGCAATGTTTTGCGCACGGACGCCAACTCGGCTTCTCCACCCTCAGCAAGTGCGGTAGCCACACGACGCTGACCTTCCGTAGATGAACGAGCGGCAACCTGCCGTTCAACATCACGAGAAGTAACGGTCTTAATAGCAGTGGCAGCCTTTTCGGGAAGCACATCACCGCGCGCCAAAGCAAGACGCATCTCCTTATAATCCAAAGGCGTGAACGCCTTCTGGAAAGCACGACCCATCTTCGTGTCCGACAAAGCAACACGAGCCATAGCAAGCGACTTCTCAGCCAGTTCGCCCAACTTGTTAGTTGCGGGCAACTTCTTGCCAAACATGTAAAGCCCAGCACGATTAATGCCGAGACGCTGAATGTCTTCGGCATCCAACGCCGCACGCCCAAAGCGTGCCACCTTGGCCACCTTCGCTCCATCAAGGCCAGCCTTCTCGGCCATACGAGCCAAAGCGAACCGACCACCCTGCCCAGCAAACTTGCTAGCCCCAAACGTCACATACGTCAACGGGTCAATAGCAACATCACCAATGAAACCAAGCGCCCTGTCAACCCACTTGTTGCCAGTCAAATCACCAATGACAGTTCCAAACCCGAACGTCGGGTCACCAATCTGCTTAGTGAAATCACCCCAAGACGCAGAAGTCTTAGGGTCAGTGTCAAGAGTGTCAGCAATTTCTTGAATGCCCGACGCAACAGCACGGCCACCCATAGACAGAACGTCAAGACCCTTGGTGGCAACCTTGCCAATGGGGCTGTCAACGATGCTCTCAACAAGACCGCCCCAGCCACCCTTATCGGCTGCTGGTGTCGGCGCAATCTGCCCCTTGAAAGCAGAAGAAAGAATGTCTTGGCGGCGGACTACGGCCGAAGCGGGAGTTCCGCCACCTAGAGCCTTCTTATCTTTTTCTAGTTGAGCAAGAATCTCATCAAGAGATGCCACTACGCATTCCCTCCACCAGCAAGCATGTTGGACATCAGTTCAATCTCGGCATCGCTTAACGTGCGCATCGCAGGACGCGATGGCGCGCGTGGTGTTGGCGCGACAGCAGCACTAGCGAAAGGCAAACCCTGCGACAAGATGCTCATAGCAAGAGGACTGCCCTTGGCAAGTGCTTGCTTGCGTGCTTCTTGCGCACGGGCAAGAGCCTCAGCGGAAGCCTTCTGCAAATCAGTAATGGGCTTTTTGCCCTGTTCGTACTGCGCGCGAGCAGCATACGAACCAGCCATCTTCGCCCACATATCATTGGCTGGCTTGTTCTTGTCCGTCGTAACAGCCTTGACTCCACCACGGAAATTAGGAACACCAGTGTATGGGTCGTTATATTGAGTTCCCGGAACTACATACTGAAACTTGGTTTGCATCTCAGGCTTCTTCGCCTGAGTTTCCAAGAAGTTCTTATAAGCAGACTCGCCAGCCTTCTGGGTGGCGGCATTAACTTCCTTGGCCTGAGCCTTCAGTCTTTCTGTAGCAACCCGTTCTTTCGGGTCTTCAATATCCTTGGTCGGTGTAAGAAGAAGATTGTACTGCTTCGCTAATGAAGCGGCCTTCTCTTCACCAGCAACAGCATCCGCTAGCAGCGTAGGGTCAGGAACAGTTTCCCAAAGAAGAGGGTTCTGCAAATACTTAGGCAAACCCATGGCGGCAAGAATGCCTTGAGCCTCATCCAACGGCTTCGGCTTATAAACAACACCGCCACGCTCAAAGTATTCGTTGTTAGCAACCTTGTCGGCGACATCGTTGGCGGCATCCCAAGCAGCCTTGAAAGCATTCAAATCGCTTTCAATAGAGTTGATATCAAACGCAGCCTTCTCACTAACTTTGCCTGCCGTGCCAGCAGCCTCGCCATACAATGCACGCATAGTGCTGCCAACAGAAAAGCCTTGCTTAATCAAATCAAAAGCAGACATCAACAAAGGTTCGCCAACAGCACCCTGCTCTAATGAAACATAGTCAATGGTGCTCGTATCAATAGGTTCAGAAGTTTGCAACCTAATGTTTTCAACAAGCGACTCAGGCGTAATGATTCCCTGCTGCAGAAGGAACACAGGATTACCGACCATGCCGATAACGCTGTTATACAGGCTGGCATTGCTACCGCCTGTCTTGCCACCACCGATATAATCCCAAAAGGCATTCACCTCTTCGGGAGTCATCTCAATGCCGTTGCCGTCCGACATCTCAGTAGCCTCCAGCCCAACGGTTGGAATTAATCTTCGCCCACGTAGACTCAATCAACTTAAGAACAGATTCAGGAGCAACATTCTGACCGCTGAACAAACTCATAATTTGATTGGTTAGCGAATTGCGGAGATTCATCTCGTTCTCCAAGTTGCGCTGCTGAATACCCGAGATGTCGCCGATACGTGACTTCTCCAAAGCCAACCGCAGCATCTGCTTGTTGGCTTCCAAATCCTGCTGAGCGCCCGTACGAATCAAACCAATGTCAGCCATGCGTGACGCATTCGCAGCCTCCTGCGAAGTGCGCATAACATCAAGCATGTTCTGAGCAGCACGCTGATACTGGTCAGCCTGAGCGTTCGCCAAAGCCGTCTGAGCAGCCGCCTGATTAGCAGACAGTCCAGTAGCAGCCGCATAATCCGCAATCGGATTGGCGGCGACAGTCGGGGCTACAGCCTGAAGGGCGGCGTAAGCGTTAGCCGTGTTATACGGGTCTGCTTCCATCCGTCCGATAGAACCAAGAACATTTTCGTAGCCTCGGGCATACTCATCTTCAAGAGCCTTGAGAGCATCACGGTAAAGATTGCTGATGGCGGTCGTGTTAGTGCGGTCTTCACGGTTGCGTCCACCACCACCACCACCACTATCGGTAGGAGTGTTAGAGGTTGTTGCCCCTCCCATGCGGGCAAGAGCGTCCCAGTCCACCTTGTCAAGAGCGGCCTTACGTTCCGAATCATTCATCTCGTCCCACGTCTTGTCACGACGAGTAGTGTTAGGGCTACTCGTGGTCGTTCCCACACGACCCGAACCCTGACCGCTAGTTGTACGCGCTTCACGCGCAGCACCCCACGCGGGTGCGTTGGCGCGCGTCTGCGCTGCACGAGCGCGCTGCTGCGCCTCACGTTCACGCTGCATCTGGTCTGCTGTAGCCATAACTAACTCCCTAAGAACGGACGGAAACGGTCAAGACTTACTGCGGCCTCAAGAATGCGACGCTCCTTCTCACGATTCAACTGCTGAATCATCGCGTCATACTCGGCATTAGCCGCAGCATCCTGCAAATCAAACCCCTGAATATCCTGAGCCATCTGGTCAAGAACATCCTGCTTCTGTCGCTGCCACCCAGCGCCATACTCACCAGTACCCGCAGAACGAATACCACTGTTGGCTAGTCCACGCTGAGCGTAGGACGACGCCAACTTGCCGAGACCCTTCGTCCCCTGCACGTCAATATCCATAGCCTGACGGTTCCCTCGCTGCTGCGACAGGAAACGGGCGTACGAGTTCATAGCCAGACTGGCGTCCCGCTTCTGCTGAGCGGGTCGCCTTTGCTCCTCATACCATAGGGACAAATCAGGATAAAATGCCATCACTAATACCTTTTAGCGTTTCACGAGGTAGCGGGCATGAAATGGATACAAACCTCAATATTATGAGTTGCCCTGTCCTGCCCTGACTTGGTTAGAAAATGAAGGTCAATGGTCGTAGCATCCAGAACATGGATATGAAATGGCCCCATATCGTGGGGCGCAGTGTCCACATAGTGCTCCGTGACGGTCGCCACAATCGGCTCAAAGCCACATCCATGAGTAATAACCAGACGACCATTAGCGTCCGTCGTCCCCGTATACCGCCCCCAGAAACCAATATGAGTACGGAAATACTCGTTCAACGTACGAAAAATAATACCCAAACCCTTGGCATTATCCCCCGTCAAAAACTGCTGCATCGGAGCAGTCCACAACTTACGCGGCATCAGATACGCACCCGCCGAGGATTAAACTTATACGAGATAGCATTAATACCCCACGGAGTGGCACTTGAGGAATACAACTTCAACTGGATGCTGTTAGCCAACCCAAGATTATGCCCCTTAGTTAAGTCAGCCCCAAGGTCAGGAATAGTCGTAGACCCATAACCGCCACTGATGTCGTCGCCCACCAAATCAATAGTGAACGTCCTATCAACAGAAGACCTATCCCAATTGTGGTAGACATCCACATTGATAGAAGTGTCCTGACCCAATTGGCGGACGACCATCTCAGGTCGCCGCCAGAACTTCTTAGACGTAGTCAAACTAGCGTCCTGCCACTTCGTCAAATAGTACGCAGTGAACTGATAAATAGTCCCGCGAATAGTGTCCGCATACGTATTCGGCTGATTCAACTTCAACAACGCAGCCTTATGCGCATGGGCAGCGACAGCAATGCGCTTGCCATTGGACTGCAGGAAGTCCACACCATGCGTCAGACCGTACCCGTCGCCGCACACATACTTTGTCCAAGCGCCACCAGTACGAATAGTGGCATCCCACACAAACGTTGCAGTCGGCGTAGTACTCAACGTGCTACCGCCGTACTGCTTGCTTTCCGAATCGTAAGTAATACTTGACGTATCGTACGTGTCCGTCGTGGACGGCGCAGCGCCCACAGGTGCTGACAAATAAATCTTGCGACCAATCCACGACACAAAGATTCCATCAGTAGAAGTCTCATTCAACTGCGCCGTATCAATCAACGGACGCAACGGAGCAAACAAGTCGCTGAAACCCTGACCGTTATAAACAAACAATCCTTCAGGCCACGAGAAAAAGAAAACGCCCTGCTCGGTAGCAACAACACACTGCGGATTAACGCAACCAATCTCCTGCGTCAACGGAACTAACTGGAACGTCTCCTCGTCGTAACCGAGAAGCGCATAGACTGCGTTCTTTTTGAAGATAAGCAACTGGTCGCCGAATGGAACAAGCGCAGTAATTCCAGACCCACCGCCAACAACATCAATGTAATCCTCTTCCCGCCACGATTCGGCAACAGTAGGATGCGACCATCGCACCCGATTCGGATAAGCCGTAGCGTTCTCATACGTATCAGCCACCCACAAACGGTCAATATGCGTAGCGCACAAATTAGCGCGCGGCATATGCGTACCAGTCGGCGAAGCATACGAGTTCTGCCAAGCACCAGTACCAGAATCAGTCAACGTCGTTGTCGTCGTCCCACTCCACTTAGCGCCAGAATTACCATGGCCTGCAGCCATGTAGACAAACGAAGTGGAAGACGTAGCCCACGGGGCAAACGAAGCACCATACGGATTATTCGTCGTCTTAATGGACGACGAAATCACACCATCAGCAGTCCAGAACACCTTGTCATTAGCGGCGACAAGAAGATGCTTATACGCACCACCCCAAGCAAACAAACGCTTTGGAGAGAACGCTCCAGCCCCGTAGCCGCCAACGGCAGAGGTGCTGTACTCAATCATCCCGCTACGAGTGGAGAAACCACCACGCGGGTCAACATCAATGTTCTGCATGTCAGGAGACTCGTTGTCAGCCAACTGAAAAGCATCAGCACGATAGTTGATGCCGCCAGTAAAGTCATTAACAACGATAGTATTAATCATCAGTAGTAAGTCGGGTACTGGTAGCCTGCGCTACTTTCATGGAACGGTTGACCACTGAAAATAAGCGGACGATGCGACGAAGGCTTCATGATGTCACGCGCAACAAGACGCACATTCTCATCAAACGAATTGCGATAGAACGCAGCCAACTCAATGTCTTCCTGCAACTGATACACCTGAGCCACCGCATAATAAACAAGCGCCTGATGCAGACGCTCATCGGCGTCCACCTCAGTCGTATCATTCGCCAACCAATCAGCAGGCTTGCGATAGCCACGCACCGACAGCGAGTACACGGCGTTAGGCTTGGGCCACAGATGAATCTTCTGCTCCCACACAGAGAAATGCAGGGGGCGACCAGACTGGTCAGCCCCACCCACCCATGTCGCCTCAGCATCATCATGCGACACCAAAGTCAAACGGATGCCACCACTCGTCACATCAACAATAGAAATGATATCCGAGAAGTCGCCCGCACCAATTGTGCTCAACGCATACTCGCGCTGGTCAACAACAGTGCTGAGCGTAGCCGACTTCTGCAGAGTTGGCCAGCGACGCTCAACCGACATCATGCGGTCAAAGCCATCACGAATGTACATTTCCAGCAGGTCGTCCGAAAGGTCAACCGTGTCCATGTCCACAATCGCCCTGACCTTATTGCGAATGTCAGCGAGATTCATTCAGGCTCTCCTTAGCCATCTGCCGTAGATGACCAATGCAGAAATCGGTTCCCTTCGCTCGTGCTCCCTGACAGGTCTCGCCATTAGCCCGACAGCGGGTATGCCCCTCAAAGGGCATACCGCCAGCGGGCGCTTGACGAGCATCAGCAGTAGCGTAGGGACGCGAGCCACGCGACGCGGACTCGCCGTAATATGAATAAACAGGTACTCCAGCCATCACTAGATGGCGGAATCGTTACTTCTTCTTGGAAGGCTTATAGGGAAGCGTCACCATTCTGCCGCTCCCAGCAGGCGGGGTTGGCATCTTGCCAAACCCAACATTGATGCCACGAGCCTGACTGGCTGCACCCTTCTTAGTCGGAGGCTTCTTGCCTCCACCAACAGGGGGACGAGGCGTACGATTATCTGTCGTGATACGACGACTAGCCATTACTTCTTACCTTTCTTAGTGGACTTCTTCATTGGAGGACGGATGTAGTCACTGGAAGACTTAGCACGCCGAGTCACGCCAGCCCCCGGATTGCCGACAACTTCTTCCTTGCCGTAACGCTCACGGTAGCGTCCACCTTCCTTCAGATACGGTGGGCGCGGGGGTTGAACCTTCTTCTTGGCTGCCATCATAATCCTTCCGTAGGCATCTACCTATAAGCAGTTCGTTACAAAGCAAATGGCCCGCCTGTCCAAAGACAAGCGGGCCACCTGCGACTAGCAGGAATCAGGCGGTCTTAGCCGTCAACTTGCCCTGCTTCTTGGCGTTACGCACAGTCAGGTTGCCGTAGCACATGATGAGCGCGTAGCGGGCATCCATGTTCTCAGGGCGGACGAAATCCGTCTGAGCGAACCACTTGCCCGAGTGACCCACGAGGGTGAGGTACTTGCTGTTAAGGAAGTACACAACACCAGCGGTGCAGTGGGTGTCGTAGGCCACGGGAGCAGCCTTGAACAGGAGGTTCTGGAAGCCAGCGTCAGCCGTCTTCGTGTCGGTGTAGCGCAACTGCGGCTGGAGCAGCGACTCATACTTCTCAAAGAGAGTCTGGGTCGTGAGCACCATGTCGGGATGGTCGTTACCAACCGACACCGTGTTGTACGCGGTGGTCATCTGGGCGAGAGTAAGAGCACCAGCGGTGTTCTCCTCATACGACTGCCAGAACTCGTTACCAGCGGTCGCGCGGTTGATACCGCCGACCGTTCCCGAAGCCTCAACGAGGTTTCCGAGACCGTTCCAGTTCTTGCCCGAGTTGCCCGTGCCGTCACCGAAGAACATCTGGTTGAAGCCTTCCTTCATGGACTCTTCAGCCTGCATCACCTTAGCCTCAAGGAGGTTCAGGATAGCCTGCTCGCCATTGTTCTTGGCTTCTTCAATGCCCGAGATGGCGATAGAAACAGCGTACTGCTTCCAATCGTACTCAGCAGCCGAAATGCCTTCCTGAGCGGTCAGCGACAAGGTGTCGTAGCCCGAGTACGAAGCAACAGTGCTGTTGGTTCCGTAGATGAGCGGCTCAACAATCTTCGTGCCACCGTCAAGCATCCGAATGCGACCCTTGTCCATAAGGAAGTAGGTCAGCGGACGAGCCGTGAACACGTTGTCAGTGAGTTGCTTGCGATAGTTCGCAAGGGTAGTTGAAAGCAATGCGTCAAAGTTAGCGTTGCCTGCCATGATAGTTACCTTTCGTTGTTAGGAGATGCCGTAGGAACGCTTCGCGGCGTTCCACGCATCAGAAATTGAACGGATTGGGCCAGATTCTTCCGTGCCGCCCTTAGCAGATGAACCTCCAGAAACGGCGCTAGCAGCCTTCTTGGATTCAATAACTGCTTTCTCCTGAGCGACTTTGTCGGCTGCAACCTTCTTGGCGGCTTCAGCCTTCGCTGCCACTCTGTCAAAAGCAATCTGCTTATAGACAGCCTCAAGGTTATTAGTGCCTTGCGCCAATGCCGCAGACACCACTTCCTGAGGGTCAAAATCCTCCCCATATTTGGTTTGCAACGACTGGATACTACGCTCCAACTCGGCATAAGCCTGCTGCTCCTCAAACGCCCGAATACGTTTATCCAACTCGGACATTTTAGATTCAACAGGGTCAGACCAAGTCTCTTCCAAAACACTATAATCATCGGCGATACGCTGCGCTTCTGCACGAGAAACCCCGTAATGCTGAGATAGCAAGTCAATTGTCTGAGACGGATTGTTCTCCAAAGCCATGCGAATCGCATTAGCCCACTGGAGTTCCTGTCGCTGCTGAGCCAGTTCCTGCGTCTTGCGGGTATAATCCGCATGCCGACTGTAACCAGCCACCGCCTCCGAGAGTGGAACCCTTACATCCTCACCGTCTACCTTCACTGTCACATAGTGGTCAGCGAACTCGTCAATGTTCAGTTCGGGGATATCAGCCTCGGGGGCTTCACCGTCCACCTCTGCGACTTGTCCGTCAACAACGGGGTCAATTTCGGGGACTTCTTGTATGTCACTCACTTTTACTCCTAGAGTCCATAGCAGGTTGCTCTATATATTGATATCAGGCGTTACCTGATATCAAAGATTCGGTAGCCCAATACCCAGCCGCGACGACAAAGCGGCAAGCACAGCGGGGTCAACCCCACTCAACTCATTGGGATTAGCGGCGGGCGGGGCAATGATGTCAGGTGACGGCATCGGGCTGCCAGCAGCACCCATCATCTCGGGTGGCATCCCAGCAGGGCCAGCACCCATCTCGGGCGGAACGCCAGCCGCACCAGCCTCAGGCATGGGCGGCGGCGGAGCCTGCAAGAACTCGTCAGGGTTCTTGACACCGAAACCAAACTGGAGAACATGAGCAGCCAACTGCTGCATGTTCACAATGCCAGCACCAGCAAACGGAGCCATAGCATCCACCATCTGAAGCGCCATCTGGCGTCGGAACGACTCGTTCACTGGAGCGGTAGAGCCAGCCTCAACCTCAAAGTCAAACTGGCCTGCGATATAATCGCGGTCAAACGTGACCCACATCGGCTCACCATCACGCCCCACCACACGGGCTACTTGCTCGCCAGTCAAATACTGCTGAGCCAACGCCACCAGACGCTCGGCCACATTAGCGATAACAACCTCAATAGTAGCCAACTTGTCCGCCGCACGAGCGTTAGCGGCATCCTGCATGATGGCTGCCTCTGTTGCCGTACGACGAATCTCAGGTAGACCGCCACGCTGATATTCGGTCACACCCGAAATCTGTTCCACGTCAGCCTGAATCATATTAGACTGGTTGTAGAACTCGGGTGGCGTGATGACCGCAGGAAACGGAGCCACAACATTGCCAAGGTTCTCATCGGAAGCAACAGGAACCATCACGTTGTCGTAATCGGACTCCAACGCACTGCGACCATCAGCATCAAATGCAGACTCCTTGAACAGGTACTTGCGCGAGAACCGCTTACGGTGATTCATCATCTGCGTACGAGTTTCATTCAACTCGCGCTGCAGAGGCTCAATCGCCTCAAGGTCACCCATCGGATAGAAGTAGTCGGGGATGTCGTAGTTGCGGAGCATCACAAACGGATGACCGAACGCATACGGCATCTTCGTCGGCTTAATCAGGAACTGGTCTCCACCCTCTGCGAAAACGGCCATACGGCCATTTCGCAAATCGTAGAATTCCCAAATGTCCGAATACTGCATGGACTCATCCCAAGTCCTACGGTCAGACGGGTCATCAACATGGCGGGTTACACTCGTTGGCGACACGTTCTCGCGTGCCGCCTTGTTGTACCGCTTGTCCGCCTTAATCTCTTTGATGGGACGGCGGATACGCTGAGCAATCCACTTGATGTCACTTTCTGCTGTCCCATCGGGGTCAACATAAACATCAAACGGCGACACGCGCTCAACGAACGGCCTGTCCTCACGAACAATGATGGTCGGTGTAATCAGATTGTTTTCATCAACAGTTGACACATCGTCACTGTCGCCAATCTGTTCCTCTTCAACATAACGATAGCCGACCTTCAACCACGCATGGCCAACAACAAGGAAGTCCTTAACAGCCCGACGAAACTCGGGCTTCACCTTGTAGTGCTTCCACCAGTAGTTAACAATAGCCTCAGTAATGATTGCACGCGGCGCGTCCTCAGGACGGCGCGCGTTAACAGCAATCTTCGGATAGTTCACCGACACACTCGGGCTAATCACGTTCACCGTAGAGAACGCAATATTCACCAGCAGACGGTCTTCATCTGTTGCATACTCGTAGTGCCGTCCACGATACATGTCAATAAGGCGACGCCAAGTATCGTCGTAGCCTTCTTCACGCCGCCAACGCTTAGACTTGGCGACGTGCTGCTTGTAGCGTGCGAGAATCTCGCTATTAGGAGTCCGAGCCATCACTGTTCCAAACCTGAGCCGAACGGCCCAACCAGTTCCATACCGCAATCAGACCAGCAATACCCGCGGCCTTCACAAACGAAATATTGAACACTGCCGCTGTCGCAGGCGAAGCGGTAGCACCAGCAATAAAGGTGGCAACAGCCCGCTTGAAAGCATCCTTATAACCCACGTCAATCATCCTTCTGGCCAATATGCCACTCAATATGACCGTGCAAACGGTCATCAACCTTGTCAATCTTTTTCTCAATACTCTTGAGAACCTGCATGTTCTGACCATGCTGTTCGGTATTCCGCTTGTCAAAGCGGTGCAACCCCCACATCAAAGGGCCACCAATAAGCGCCACGACAATCGGAACCCACCACATGTCAAATCACACCCACCGCGACCCGACAGGTTCAGCCTTAATCCCAGCATCAGCAGCCTGCTTCTCCTGCAGGCGCTGCCGCTCCACAATGGTGGGGCCATGGAAATCTTGTTTGCCATGGGTAAATCCAAGGCGAATGCCCTGCAAATGGCATTTAAAGCACAATGCGCCACGCCGAGGCATGACATCAAACGTGAACAAGTTGCCGCATTCCTGACAGTTAATCGCACCCATCACCATTAAACCCCTGCGTTACCTCTCGCCACGGACATTATATGCCCCAATAGGAACACGTTTAAATGGTGCTTCTTCGCTAATAATGAACTTTTCAAACCAACCAAGACTGTAAGCGGGCGGGGGTGCGTCCACCCGATACTCGGGCAGCCATACATACTTCATCATCTGCCACCCAATAGCCAGCGACATGACACGGTCGTCATGCGGAGAACCATTCATACGCCCGTTCGCATTGCGAACAAACGTAATCAACTCCTGAATTGTATGGTCATCCGACAGGGCAATATCCCCATCTCGGATAGCAGCAGCCAACTCGTCAATCGCCAGCGGCTTCGTCGCTGTCGTCGTACGCCAACCAAGAATCTCTGTAGCCTCAGGGTTCCGCTGCTGCAAACGACGGGTGCGGTAGAGGTTCTTGTAGCCATACCGTTGAAGAGCCTTCAATGTGGTCAGACCATGGTTGTTGTTCTCAACACCGAGTAGTGCGCCGTTGTACCAGAAACCTATTTCGGCGAGAAGGTCGCCGAAAAGGTCAGGCTCAATATGACCATGCCAATGCGCAACTACTTTGTGCGATTGTGCTTCAATTACATGGGCAGAAGAATAGTCGCCATACGACAAACCCTCAGCAACGTCAGCGCCAATCACATACACAGCATCAGGGCGAGGACGCTCATAAACAGCGAACTCGCCATCAGGAGTTATCCTCAACTCAATATTCTTCTTGCTGAGCACATGCACATAACCCCGCTCAGGATGCTCAACCTGCAAAGCACGTAGAGCATCCACATCAAACACGGGGTTACCCGACTTGATGAACGCTTCCTCGGGGCTACGCGGATATTCCTGATGCAACTGCCATGAAGGCATAGATTTCTCTTTAGCCTCATACCAGTCGTCGTCACGGTCGCCAGCCGACCACGGCCAGAAAATACCCTTAAAGTTGTTCGTTCCAGTTTGCGACCCAGTCCATAGATGATGAAAGAAGTTGCCCGAACCGTTCGCCGTACTCAAACAAATAACACGACCACCAACGTCAGCAATAGGCTCAATAGAAGCCCACGCCTCTTCGCTATTCGGCAAGAACGCCATCTCATCCACAATCACCAAATACACCGACTCACCACGAGCAGGGTCATTGCCAGACGGCAACGACTCAATAGCCGACTCGTTAGCAAACGTCATCTTCAACTGGTTATCCGAAGTTAACTGAGGGCCACGTTGCTTCATCCACTGCGGAAGAAACTTGTAGCCATACTTGGACTTCTGCAACAACTTCGCTGCTTCACGCTCCGTGCGTGAAAGCATGACGATGAACCTATCGGGCCAGAAGAACCCAAGCCAGAAAGCGTAGGCGGCAGCCAGAGTGGAGAAACCAATCTGACGTGCCTTCAGAACCACGCTATAACGGTTGGACATCCAAGCACGAATAGTTTCTGTCTGCGCTTCACGCAACTCAAATAGAATACGTCCACGTTCTGGATGTTTAATCGCCCAGTAGTTCTCACAGAAGTAAGCAAACGCGCTTACAAGTTCGTCAATACTGGCGTCGGAAGGGCCGCGACAAGCGCGCCATTCCTTCTCGTTGAGAAGTTCAGATAAATCCATTTTAGTTCTGTCTAAGCCAAATCTTATCCTTGGGCGGATAGCCCACTGGAACGATACGCCTCATCATGATTGTGCTATCCAAACCTTGCCCGCCATTTACCCAAAGAGCAACATCCACGCCACCAGCACCATCGCCAGATGCGGAACGCTCTATCAGTTTCCCGCTGACAACATCAGAAGTGCCGCTACCGCTAGAAGTTGCGTCACGGTAAACCGTGCGCAACTGAACAACAATAGAAGAACCAGTGCCAAATGAACTGGCCGTAACTACTGCGATGCGAACGCCCGTGGCGGACGAAGAACCAGTGCCACTGCCAGAAGCAGAAGCAATAGTTAACTTCAGTCCACTAGCACTAGCAGTACCAGCGCCAGAACCAGTGGCGGAACGAATAGAAACAACAATCCGTGTCGCTGCACTGGAACCAGTACCGCTAGCGGAAGCATCAACAATTGCGGTACGTAGACCAGTTGCTGTTGAGGAGCCAGTGCCAGAACCAGATGCTGATTCTAGATGGGACACAGCACCGTCAGCGGTGCTTGTTCCTTGCCCACTCGCCGTTGCGGTACGCAACCTAGTGATTAGACCAGAAGCGGAAGACGTTCCAGCGCCAGAAGCGGTCGCTGTAGCGACGACAGTGCGAAGACCTGAGGCGGTTTCTGTTCCCGTGCCACTGCCAGAGGCATCGCGGAGTTTGGTTACAACTCCCGTTGCCGACTGGGTTCCTGCGCCACTGCCCGTAGCAGTGCGCAATGGCATACCCTCATACGTGAACGATGTGTTCTCGTATAGTTCTAAGGAATCGTATAATGCCGCCATGTTAGATTCCTAGCGGTAGAGACTCCTGAGTGCCGAACAAATCATATTTGACAATGATTTCTTCAGCCCATGCACGCGCGCCTTCTTCGTTGTCCCACGGTCCAGGCCAGTCGATGAGTTTGTCGTTGTTGTAGACATTGACATAAAAGGTATCGGTAACTTCTGCCCGATATGGACCGCTAACGAACGAATGAATAATCATGTTCATCGTGACGAAACAACTCCTGCCGAATGACAAAGCCCATTCGGTACTGGCATGGTAATACCATTCAAACTTCCAGCAGTCACCCATGCAGTGCCGTTGGCTGATACCTGAAAATCACCATCATCCTGCAATACCAAAATGCGGTTTGCATCATCAACAGCAATAGAGTTATAAATCAGATTGCCGCCCGTATCTGCGGGTGTTCTATCTCCCCACGATGTTCCATTAGTCGAACTTTGGATATTGAATACTGACCCAGGCATTATCCCTCACTTAGTTATTTGTAGCAATAATGATTGTTGAACTATTAGATGCGAACTGTTGGTTTACTGCCGCGCTATTAGGAAGACTTCGGGCTGTCCATGTGTTGGGCGTAGATGCACTGGCTATGGCGTTTGTCGTTGAGTTTGTGTCTGAACCAATCACCCAAAGTGAAACATTTGAGAAATATTCAGACACAACATTCTCGCCAGTTCCCAATGTTGTGCCTCCCGAGCCAGAGGCTACCCGTGTCCATGTCCCAGTTACACTTGTTGCATAAATCAAGTCGCCGTTATTCCCACCGACAACCCAATAGCCATTACCATACTTGGGGGCAGAACCAACAGAGGTCGCGGGAGAAAACGATGCGACAGAAAACTGTGTCCATGTTGCACCATTATCTGTTGAATACGCAAGTTTGCTTGTACCAACAGCAACCCATTCTTTATTTCCATACCCAACTGAAAAGATTGATGTTGTGCCACCAAACGACGATGTTCGTTGAGTCCAATCTATGCCATTGTCGCTTGTAGCCAACTTGCCACTCGCGCCAACAGCAACGAATCTACTTCCACTAGAAGCAATGTTATAAATCGCAGTACTACCAAAACTGGATGTTCTGTCTGTCCAAGTCATTGACGATGAGGGCAAATCCGTTGATGTTTGCATCGCGCCAGACGACCCGACGACGACCCACATATACGGCAGTTTGCCCTTCTTCGCACCAAATCCTAAAGCGCCAGCCGAAGCGTTCGCACGAGTACCAACAAGCGGCATAAACGACCCTTACTTGAACTGTGTCTGCGAAGCAAACACCGTATACGTCGGGGCCGTAGTACCCGGATTTGGGTCAGCAGTTTTCACAATCGTCAATGAATAAACATCAATAGACGACGCATTTCCAGCAGTCGGGGCCGTGCCACCCTGCCATTTGGCGGTTACTGTTACCTCATAGTTGGTGGAAGCGTTATCAATCTTGATGACGTTTGGATAGTAGGCGGTGGTGCCATTTGTGTTCGCCCACACAACAGTAATTGAGTCACCAATCGCAAGCAAACTAGAAAGCGTGGTTGACGAGTTGCCACGAATATTCAACGTGTGGTTTGCCGTCGCATTGCTGGTGTAATACCAGACGCTTGCAGTATTGACATCCATGTTCACAGTGCCAGTAGCGGCAGTAGCCGAAACGTTCCAAGTCTCCTCGGTTTCCTTCAGCACAGCACCATTGATAACAGGGGCAGTCAAAGTCTTATTTGTCAACGTCTGCGTACCAGTCAATGTCGCAGCCTGAGCAACCTTATAATCCAAACTGGTAGTAACGGCAGAACTATCAACACCAACCTTGGCTTGCAAAGCCTCAATAGCGTCGTTCGCATTGGCGTGCTGCGCCGAATGCGACGGGTTATTAAGCGCATCACCGCTCGCAGGGTTAGTTAGCGCATCAAGCGACGTGGGGAAGTTAGTGGCCATTGATTAGTCCAGCGTCAATGTGAGGCTAGTAATCTGGAAAGTGTCGCCAGCCGAAACGGAGGCTGACGACGAAAGAGCGCCCGACCACAGGCAGTTGCCAGCAGACGAAGCATCCCACAGCGAGAAATGAGAATACGTTTCAGTTGCAGAGACGTTCGTCCACGTAACCGAAGCCGACGAAGCCATAGACCCGCTAGCAGCAGACGAAAACGAAATAGCCTGACGAGTCGTATTGGACGCGGCGTTAGCCGTCCCATCCTCACCAGCGTCGCCAGTATGCAACTTCACATAGACGGCTGCCACCGCCAAAGACTGGTTGCGGAGCGTATCCAGCAACTTGTTCTCAAGATAGTTAGAAATGCTCACTCAAAGTCTCCACAAGAATCATCGGCGGGTTCACCATCACAACACGAATCCTTAAACCCACAGTTAGGACACCGCCAACGGCAAGCCGTGGGCGGATACTCCTCACCACAGTTCAAGCATTCAACTAAAGAACCCATTCGTTACATCGCCTTAAGGTGCGAAACCCGAGCCTCCCGCTCACGGGAAGCCATAGCAGAAATCAGTTCATCCAACTCTTGGTCAGACAACTCCGCTGTAGCACGTTCAGACTTAACAGTCACCGTAGGCGGAGCCATACGGTTAGTCGCCTGAAGATACAACTGGGCGGCCTTGATATCCCCAGTCAACGCCCTGTCGTAGAGCGTATCCAACAGTCGTTGGCTCCGCTCAGGCGACCCTTGAACGTCGTCTACGCGGGATTGCCATGCTTTGCGGAATACGTCCTTTTTCTCCCATCGGCGGAGCGTGGTGACATTCACACCGATGGAAGCGGCGTAAGCCTCTTTGCTGGCTGGCTCACGTTCCTGAGGGGGTGTGCAAAGCCACCCGATGTACGCCTCTTGGCGGGCGTCCAAAATGTTTTCTTCTAGTGCCATCAACAACAGGATTCCTCGTTACCTCGGTCTCCTGTTTCACTTGTTCACTATGTAACGGGTAACGCTAAGGATAGGGGCCATATAGTTATCCAGTCGCTAGCCCAGCGCCGCGACTGGATACAGTAACTAGTTAAACGAGAGCGACGACAGGAGCGGCGACAATGGCAACAAAGAAAACACCCAAAGGAATGCATCGCATGCCTGACGGCTCCCTCATGAAGGGAGCCTCCCATAAGGAAGGCGCGAAGCATGAGCGCCGTGAATCCAAGGCTGAGAAGCGGGCCGAGTACGGGCCGCGCCCCAAGAAGAAAACAGCCTCCAAGAAGATTTCACAAACGCGCAAGAACAACATGGACTACTGAGGCGACGACATGGCAGCCAAAAAAAAGCATCGCGGATTCAAAGCAGTCCAAAAAGAAATCGCCCAAAAACAAGGCATCAGCATGGAACGAGCAGGAGCCATCCTCGCAGCAGGAGCACGCAAAGCCAGCCCCGCTGCCGTCAAAGCCAACCCGCGCCTCAAGCGAATCTCAGGGGTACGCCGTGGCAAATAAAGACCCACGCCTCACCAGAGCAGGAGTCACAGGCTACAACAAGCCGAAACGCACCCCCAACCACCCCACCAAATCCCATGTGGTGGTCGCCAAACAAGGCGACCAAATCAAAACCATCCGCTTCGGCCAACAAGGCGTCAGCGGCTCACCCCGCAAAGCAGGAGAAACAGCCTCCTACCGCAAACGACGCGAATCATTCCAAGCACGACATGCCAGCAACATCGCCAAAGGCCCGATGTCCGCAGCGTACTGGGCAAACAAGGTGAAATGGTGAACGAACACAAAACACCCCCCATCCACATCATAGAATGGTGGGACTCCTTCAGCATAGAAGACGAATGGTACGACCTAGACACCAAACACCCCCACAGACATATCTTCAGCACAGGTTATGTAGTCGGAGAAGACGAACACTACCTCCATCTAGCAACAACATTTGACCCATTCAGCGCCACCTACAGTGTCGCCATCGCCATATATAAGCCCTGCATAGTAGCCAGAACACCCATCGCCACCGCAGGCTTCCACTAACCCCACCCCCAACATATCCACAACTATAGATTTGGCCCTCCGTGGGGGGACTCCTTTTGCAGTTGACGGGGTAGGGGGGCCATGCACCCCCCTCGCATGCCGGTCGCATCACATCGCACCCTGAAACAGGCTGCTACCAGCATAATCCGAAATCCTGAACCCGACCCGATAGTGTCCCGACCAATACCATCGGGGCGGTTAAGACAAACTTAATCCGATGGAAGGTCGGGAGGAGAGTATCAACGATAAACCTAGATTACATAGAAGGAGAGTACGATGAGTACTAGTACTGTTAATACACTTGCCACGTTCAAGGCGGTCGCCA